TAAATAAAAGCCCCGGTAGGGGCTTTTTGGTTTCACTTTTTTGAGCTAAAATTGTGTTAATTGCTTTACAGTTATTAACTTTGCGCCCTCTAATACATACATTAAAATATTAAAAAATTAACATGGCACTTACACAAGACCTTCCTATATCAAATTCGATGTATAAGCTTCTGAACCTTATCATTGATGCCCGGCAACAATTCCCCAAGGCGTTCCGGTATGAATTTGGTACGGAGTTGATGATGCTTGCCGTTCATTGTTGCGAATATATCCGTTATGCAAATACAGATATGAACCTTGAGCACCGTGCAGATTATCTGATGAAGTTTTTGTGTGAGTTTGATGCATTGAAATTACTGCTAAGAGTGTGTGAAGAACGACATTTGACCAGCCTGACTCAAACAGCCGAAATCTGTCTGCTTGCAGAGAGTATCGGTAAGCAAAGTACCGGCTGGTACAAAAAAACGGTTGCAGATCTCCAACGGCAAAAAGCTAACGGATCGCAACAAGTCGCAAAGCCGGAGTCATAATCGCCAAGGGGATTATGAGTGAGCAATTAGAATTATTTATTGGGCATCCCCCCGGTGATGAGCCGGGAAAGACTAAGATAGCGGATGCAACGGCTTCCAGCAGTTGGAACGTGAACTTCAACAACGGCAACGTCAACACGAACAACCGCCAGAACGCGAACCGGGTTCGTCCCCTCGCCGCAACAGGTAATATAATCTATGACATACTTCTTAGCAGTATTTTCGAAGCATCCGAAGATTGTGCCAGGCAGAAAAGAACGAGTACGGATTGTGTTGAGTTTTATAATGATTATCAGTCTGCATTGGTGCGGCTATGGTATTCTATTATTTACGGTGAATATGTACCGGACTTTTCAAAAGTATTCATACGGACTTACCCGGTATATCGGGAGGTTTTTGCCGCCGCTTTCATTGATCGTGTTGTCCATCACTGGATCGCTCTTCGTATCGAGCCGATCTTAGAGGAACGTTTTCGGGAACAAGGGAACGTCTCGAAGAACTGCCGGAAAGGTGAGGGATGTCTGTCTGCCGTGCACTATCTGAATAACATGATAGTCGAGGTCAGTGAGAATTATACTGCCGATGCGTACATTTTCAAAGATGACCTGTTCAGTTTCTTCATGTCTATCTCGAAATCGTTGGTATGGGAAATGCTGAACATATTCGTAAGGGACAATTATAAAGGCGATGATATTGAATGTCTGCTTTACCTTCTAGCCGTTACTATCTTTCATTGTCCACAAAATAAGTGTATCAGACGCTCTCCCGTCTCCATGTGGGACAAACTTCCCAGTAATAAAAGTCTGTTTCATAATGACCTTGACAGGGGAGTGGCTATCGGGAACCTGCCGTCGCAACTCATAGCCAACTTTCTGGCGTCTGTATATGATTATTTCGTGATGGAAATACTGGGATTCATATATTATGTACGCTTTGTTGATGACTTTTGTATCGTAGTGAAATCACCGGAAGAAATATTGTCCAAAGTCCATCTTCTTGATGGTTTCCTGAAAGAACAACTCCTTTTACGGTTGCATCCACGCAAACTGTATCTTCAGCATTATAAAAAAGGAGTCTTGTTTGTAGGGGCGTTCATTTTGCCTGGTAGAATTTATGTATCTAACAGGGTGGTTGGTAACACATATAACGCTGTCAGGAAATTTAATAGAATAGCTGAAAATGGATTTGCAGAAGCGTATGTTGAGAAGTTTGTGAGTACGATGAACTCTTATTATGGCCTGATGAAACACTTTGCAACGTACAATATCCGCCGTAAAATTGCAGCGATGTTGCTTCCTGAATGGTGGGAATATGTTTATATCGAAGGACATTTTGAAAAGTTTGTATTGAAGAATAAATATAACCATAGAAAACAACTAATTAAACATATCAAAAAACATGGATCAAAAAAATATCTTACCGCGTGGGATTGCTAAGCCTATCGAGCAACAGCCGGACGGAACTTGGATTGTACGTCATCACTTCCGGGTGGTTGGTACCAGTGAGAATGGTGAAGAACTGGTAACTTTTGCCAGTTCGGAATATCCCGAGAAACCTACCTTGCAACAGATTCAAAGAAGTATTGACCGTTATCGTGTGTGTCTAACAATGTATGGAGATACAATTTCAGACGAAATAGAAAAGGTTGATCTTTCCGTGTATATGTTTACGGATTAATAGTTCAATCTGTTGGTTGTTTAGGGGTGCTTATCAAGCATCCCTTTTTTATTTATGGAAAAAGTGAAAATTATAATGTCTTGTTTTATAGATATTTATCATAGAATTGATTTCCAAGATTTTCCATTTTTGTAAAACTCGTTATTATACTCAATACATTTGTTCCATACAGAATATTTTATTAATAATTAAACGCTATGAGTATGGGTATAAAAGTATTGTATGATTGGCTTTTGCAATCTAACCGACCGGCACACGTCAAAGCCGGGATGTTCGTCTTTGTTGTAATGCTTGTTTTCTGTTTCCTTCTATTAGGCATTGATTTCTGTAAATCTGCTATTGTTTCTTTAACGACAACCGCCATTGCCGCAATAGTGGTTGAGTACATTCAGAAAAAGTGCGGGTTCATCTTTGATTGGCTTGACGCATTAGCTACTGTTTTGCTTCCTGGGCTGATTACTGTGTTTTCAATATTGGTAGTAACTTTATGATTAATATTATGAGATGGTTATATGAGTTATTTAATGTAGACCAGATACGAATTATTTTCGTTTCGATGTTCAGTTCTCTTCTTGCTTATTTAACGCCGACTAAAGGTTTTCTTATAGCATTAGTTGTAATGTTTGGATTTAATATTTGGTGCGGAATGAGGGCTGATGGTGTTTCAATTATACGTTGTAAAAACTTTAAGTGGGATAAGTTTAAAAATGCCTTGGTCGAACTTCTCCTCTATCTTATAATCATTGAAGTAGTCTTCTCCTTTATGAGCTTGATAGGAGATGGTGAGAACTCATTGTTAGTTATTAAGACTATTACGTATGTATTTTCTTATGTATATCTTCAGAACGCATTTAAGAATCTGATTATTGCTTATCCTAGAAACAAAGGGTTTCGTATAATTTACCATGTAATACGTTTTGAATTTAAGCGGGCTACGCCTACACATGTACAAGGAATTATTGATAGAATCGAAAACGAACTAGATAAAGAGGAAAGATATGAAAATATTGATTGATAACGGTCACGGTAGTAATACTCCGGGTAAGTGTTCTCCAGATGGCAGGTTAAGGGAATACTCCTATACCCGTGAAATTGCTGGGCGTGTAGTATTTGAATTGCGTAAATTAGGTATTGATGCGGAACTGGTCGTGAAAGAGGAAATAGATGTTCCTTTGTCAGAACGTTGTAGGCGAGTGAATGAATATAAGACTTCTGAAGCAATTCTTATTTCTATCCATTGCAATGCAGCCGGTAATGGTTCAAATTGGATGCAAGCACGTGGTTGGGAAGCATGGACCAGTGTGGGACAGACAAAAGCCGATAAGCTGGCTGACTGTCTGTATACTACTGCTGAAGAATGTTTGTTTGGAATGAAAATACGGAAGGATATGGCAGACGGTGATCCAGATAAGGAGAGTAGTTTTTATATCTTGAAACATACGAAGTGTCCGGCTGTTCTGACGGAGAATCTGTTTCAGGATAACAAAGAAGATGTGGATTTCCTGCTGTCAGAGGAGGGGAAACGGACTATTGTTTCTCTTCATGTGAAAGGCATTTGTAAATATCTAGGCATATGAAGTCGCTTCCGTGGATATTAGTCTGTCTATTGTTGGGTATGATCGTGTGGATGCGTTGTAATCCGCACGATCCGTCAACGGTGTACATTAAGGGAGATACTGTACATATTCGGGACACATTAAGGGACACAATACTCCAACCGGTAAAAGAAACTCTGAAACGTATCGATACGGTATATTTACCGATCATGATAGATATTACCACCGACAGAACCGTAGAAGGAGATTCTATTCCGGTACTTGTACCGATTACAAGTAAAGAGTATAAGACCGATGATTACCGGGCGGTAGTCAGTGGATATAAGCCCAGTCTTGATTCCATGGAAATATACAGAGACAAGGGATTTATTACTCTTACTCCTTTACAGAAAAAGAAACGTTTGGGATTAGGTTTACAGATTGGATATGGTTATCCAACAGGTGGATATATTGGGATTGGATTAAATTATAATTTATGGGAATGGTAATAATTGTTATTAATTAATGAAAGCAAATTAATTTTCTTGTATATTTGTACCCAAATTTTTTGTTTAAATGGTTTTTTATTAGAAAAATGATTTGATAGTATTTTAACGATATGTAATGCAACGAAGTATATTAATTGGCAAGAGGAGGTTAATAATCCAAAGACTTGCTCTTAAAAGATATCGGCGCCGAGTCACAAGGAAAAAATATAAGAAGCGTAAAAAAAAGAGGGAGATAGAAGAATTTGAGAGAAATGCCCCCTATCGAGCTCTTGCAAAGGATGTAAAGTGTTATCAAGATGCGATAAACCTTTTTTTACCTCGTAATTTAAGTTATATGATGACGAATGAAAAGTGCTTATTTTACTCGAAAAAGATAAAGAGGGGAAAGGTACAGCATCAGTATATACTTGAGGTCCCAAGAGAGTTCTCTATTATAACTAACCCTGACGAAAGTTATTCGTTTTTACAAAAAATGATAGCTGCGTTTGTTTATCAAACATGTAATACACTATGGATTGATTATAAACATTGTATTAAAACGGATCTTCTAACACAAGTATTTCTAGATGCAATTTTGCTTGATATAGATAGATATCATCAACTTTGTAAGAAGGCAAATTTGTATAAATATATAAATTGGGGAGCTGTTGGTGGAAAGAACTATAATGATGAGAAAATATGTAGAATGGTTAATTCTGTTGGATCTCCCACTGTTCTTATTAATAGAAAAGTGTCTTATAAAGAAATTGTGCCTTTTAGATTGCACTGTTTCGATGGTATGAATGTTTCATCTCAGACAAGATTGGTTCAAAAAGAGATTGATACAACCAACGTGATTGAATATGTGAATAAATGTTTGGAAAGAGTTAATAAGACTCTTAATTCTAAGGCTTTACGAGAAATGGGATATGTTGTAGGCGAAACTTTAATAAATGCTGAAGAACATTCTAGTCTTAATTATCGTTATATGATTGGATACTTCGAGGAATGTAATGATGATAGCAAACATTATGGCGTTTTTAATCTTGTTATTATGAATTTTGGTCAGTCGATTTATGAAAAGTTTAAATACCCAATCGATGAGGTAAAACTAAACACTGAATGTCTTTCAAGGATGCAAGAACTTTCGGATGCTTTTACTAAGAAACGTTGGTTTAGGACTGCAGAGTTCACTGAAGAAACTTTATGGACATTGTATTCCTTACAACAAGGGGTAACTAGTGTACCCAATCAGGAACGTGGTAATGGTACTATTCAGTTTATTGAAAGTTTTTTTAAGTTGAAGGGAAATAAAGATGTAGATGATGTGTCTCGTATGTATATTCTTTCTGGAAATTCTATCATAGAATTTGACGGGACTTATAGATTGTCTGATTTGAAAGATGATAATGGAGTGCCTCGTGGAATAATATCATTTAATTCTTCTGGTTCTTTATTGGATAAGCCTGATACTAGATATGTAAGGAGCGTGAATCAGTATTTTCCAGGTACAGCCATTTTTATTCGAATATTGTTAAATGAAGATGATATAAGAAATGAAAACAAATATAATTAATTTAGAAAACTATAGGACTCAATTGGGTAATGTGAAGTCTAAAGTTTTTACAGGGAGAGATAGAGGGTTAGATGTTCGTGAGAAAAGTCATATTGATGAACTTTTTAATGAATGTGAAAAAGTGAAATTTGTTATTCCTAATGATATTTTTTCAATAACTCCTTCGTTCTTGGAAGAACTATTTTTTAATGTTGTTAAGGTGTATGGTAAAGAAAAATTATACGAGAAACTAGACTTGGAAGGTAACATCTATGATTTGCATGAACCATTGAATGAAGCAATTGACAGAATTTTACAACGTAAAACAGGATTAGATAAATAAGGAAATGATAGATACTTTACAAGTCATAACGAATTCATTAACTAATGAAAAAATGTTGATGGAATCTACGATGAATTTTTATGATATTCTTGATTATGCTTACAAAATAGCTATGGTGGTCATAGCTATTTTTAATGCTTGTTTTGCAGTTTATATTTATAATTCAAATAGTAGAAAGAGTTCTAAAGATAAAGATGCTGATAGAAAGATTGCTTTATTAAAATCTTTGATATTGGACTATAATTTAAAATTTCTATATGATTCATTTGCTGATTTAGAAAAAGATTTATCTAAATTAAAAGAAAAAGGATGTGATAAATCAGCTGTTGAAAAGAGTATACAAACCGATTTTAGAAAATTGAATGAACGCTTTGTTAATTTTCTGGAGGCTATAGATGGGACATTATATCATTCTATGTTGGATGCTTGTGATCAATGTCGGGATAAGATTGTAAGTAACATAGGTGATGACGGAGTTAATTTATGGGTAGATGAAAAATATAAAGATTTAATAATGAAGCCTTTGGATGATACAAAGAAAAAAATGTTAAGTCAACTTTTTAACTATAGAGGAGAGTAATTTTATACAGTTTATAATAATAAGCTGTCACTTTATTGGAAGGGATAGTTTTTATATTATGGTAAAAAAGAAGGGGTGCATCTACCCCTTCTTTTGTAATTCCTTCTTATCAACAACACACGAATCAACAAACTCTCAAGAAGGGTTACATAAGATAGTACTAATATATAAGTGAAAAGTTCGATCGTGGATATAAAAAAAGTGAGGGGAACCACCCCCTCACCAAAGTCAAACCAAAATAATCCGAATTATGTCCGTATTATCTTGATGTTGCAAAGTTACTACAAAAAAGTGAAATGCGGAAAGATATAGTGATAGAATTGAGTTACAAGGGTTTTGGTTGAAGTGGCGATAATCCGTGAAGCCATTACAATCCCTGCCGAAGCCAAATCCTGACGCCGCTACGTTACTTGTTCGTAACCATGCCCGAAAATGCGACAAACGGGTACGAATAGCGAAACAAGGCTCTAAGGAATAGTGAGTTATCCATAACTCATGCGAAAAATCAGGTTACGGAAAAAGATTGCGCCGTTCCTCCCCGTTTTGCGTACCAACACCGGACTCTTCACCAACTAATTTTGAAACCCAAAAATTAAGGACAATGAAGAGTACATTTTCAGTAATCTACTACCTCAAGCGTCAGGTAGTGAAAAAGGACGGGACAGTTCCCGTCATGGGACGCATCACGGTGGACGGCAGCCAGACACAGTTCAGCTGCAAACTGACTGTCGATCCGAAACTGTGGGACACCAAAGGTGGACGTGTCACGGGCAGAAGCACGGCGGCACTCGAAACGAACCGTATGCTTGACAAGATGCGGGTACGCATCAACAGGCATTATCAGGAAATCATGGAGCGTGACAACTTCGTCACGGCGGAGAAGGTGAAGAACGCCTTTCTCGGACTGGAACACCGCTACCACACGCTGATGCAGGTGTTCCGCCAGCACAACGAGGACTACGAGAAGCAGGTGGAGGCAGGCATGAAAGCCAAAGGCACGCTGCTGAAGTACCGCACCGTTTACAAGCACATGCAAGAGTTCCTCGACATCCGCTACCATGTGAAGGACATCGCCCTAAAAGAGCTTACCCCGGCTTTCATCTCCGACTTCGAGATGTTCCTGCGCACGGACAAGCACTGCTGCACCAATACCGTGTGGCTGTACGTCTGCCCGTTACGGACGATGGTATTCATCGCCATCAACAACGAGTGGCTGACGCGCGACCCGTTCCGCGAGTATGAAATCAAGAAGGAGGAAACAACACGCAGTTTCCTGACCAAAGATGAGATCCGCCTGCTGATGGAGGGGAAACTGAAAAACGCCAAACAGGAATTGTACCGCGACCTCTACCTGTTCTGCGCCTTCACGGGGCTGTCGTTCGCGGATATGCGCAACCTTACGGAAGAGAATATCCGCACCTACTTCGACGAACACGAGTGGATAAACATCAACCGCCAGAAAACGGGCGTGGTGTCCAACATCCGCCTGCTCGACATCGCCAACCGCATAATCGGCAAATACCGGGGACTGTGCGGGGACGGCAGGATATTTCCCGTTCCGCATTATAACACGTGCCTTGCCGGTATCCGTGCCGTCGCCAAGCGTTGCGGCATCACCAAGCATATCACGTGGCATCAGAGCCGCCACACGGCAGCCACGACGATATTCCTCTCCAACGGTGTTCCCATCGAAACGGTCAGCTCCATGCTCGGACACAAGAGCATAAAGACGACGCAGATTTACGCAAAGATAACCAAAGAGAAGCTCAATCAGGACATGGAGAACCTTGCCGCAAGATTGAACGGCGTCGAGGAATTTGCAGGTTGCACCATCTAAAAAGAAAAGCCATGAAACGTGACACAATCATCATCGAGGACAAGGCAGTCAGCGTAACCGGTAACGACGTGTGGATGACCGCCACCGAAATAGCCGGATTGTTCCATACGACCGTCCCGGCAGTGAACGCCGCCATCAGAGCCGTCCGCAAGTCGGACGTGCTGAACGACTACGAGGTGTGCCGCTACATGCAGCTTGAAAACGGGCTGCACGCGGACGTGTACGCCCTTGAAATCATCATCCCGGTCGCTTTCAGGGTGAATACCTACAACACCCACCTGTTCCGCACATGGCTGGTGGGAAAGGCACTCTCACAAGAGAAACGGCAGACATACGTGATGTTCATACAGAACGGAAAAGCCGGGTATTGCTGATTGCACATACCCCATAAGACAAGTAAACGGGTAGCACCACAAAAGGTGTCACCCGTTTACTTTTTCATGAAACCGCCTCACTCCAGCGGCTTGCGGTAGTTCGCTTCCAGTACCCCGCGCAGCCCCGTTTCCGGGTAAAGCACCTTCCCTCCCAAAAGTATGAAGGGCAACACGCGGTTGTTGCGGTATTCCTGCAAGGTGCGCCGGCTCACACGGAGCAGTTCCGACACCTCGCCGTCCGTCAGGTAACGTTCC